AGCCATCCGAAAACATCTCCTTTGCTTTCTTCACCTCCCCCTTCAAATAGGTTAGGGTAGTTTTTAATAATTTCGGATAGAGAGCCGAAAAAAAAAGCGAGTATTTGTAAAACTGTGGAGCAGGTAGATCCTTGAAATTGTCAACCTTCCACTGATAATCATCCTCTATTTTTCGCCCAAAGATGTTGACTCTGTAACTTAAACAAGCAATGATTTTGTGCAGCGTCTCTATCTTGTCGCTATCCCCTAACTCTTGTAGTTCAATAAAGTGGTGTGCCTCCATGGACTTGGCATTCTTGACGAGCTTGAATCTTCTGCCCTTGTGTTTGAATGTCCACTTCAATCGGTGCTTTGGTTCTTGCTCTAAAAACGACAGGTCAATTTTCCGCAAGTCGTTTAGTGTCCACTTCTCAACCTCCTCATAAGTCAGCCCTTTAATTATCGCTATTGTGTGAGCTGTTTTCTCAATAGGGTTAAGGTCATCAGGAAGCTCCCCAATCTCTTGAAGCATTCCTATTGTAATATCTTTCCATTTAAGCATAGTAGAATAGTCCTGGTTTGTTGTGTTGTTTGCAATCCCACGCCAGAGCCAATGACATCACACAGTCATCATGCAATCCGACAGGGGCTGTGTATCTCACTCCTGTTCTTGTGTATTCAAATTCAAAGTTACGCATTTCATCCGCAATCACCCCCTCAGGAAATTTAACTTGCTGACCTTGTACTGCCACCACTAACCCCTCTATCAGTTGCTGCTTTGATTGGCTCGTAAATTTAAAGCCTTTGATTCTTGGATGCTGCCTTTGAAGTTGCTCAACGATAGGATCACCAACTCCTGTACTATCCACAAAAGCAGGTGTGTTGCCTATGGTTGCTGTTATCTTTTGAAGTGTCTGTGACCAATCAGCTTGGAATCTATCAAAGTGAACGACCTCTCCCTTTTCGTTTATTCCTATGATGACTGTCCAGTCTGTGTATTTGGCAAGGTCAATTCCGTATGCTGTGGGTGTGCCGGTACTCTGTTGGATACAAGCGTCAATGTTATCATGTCCAAACGGGTTAGAATTATCATCAGCAGGTTCTGCTAAGTATAACTCACGAAATACATACTCAGGTAAATCTCTCTTAGCTTGTTCTATCTCCTCACGTTCAATGATGCCCTCATCTGCCGCATCGTAAGCCGTTATTTTGAAATACTCCATATTGGGATCGCCAGACTTTGCCCTCTCTCCTAATTTATAAAACCAATTCTTTTTGCCCTTGACGTTTCCAATTAGTTTGCATTTGCCCTGTGTCGCTGTTAGGGTTGAACGTAAAGCAAACCAACTGTCCTCTCTTGCTCTTGATGCCTCATCAAATACCGCAGCATACACATCGTCACCATACAAGTTATCAGGTTTCTCTGCCGATTTAAACTCAATCCTTGAGCCTACCGGTGTTATCAGTGTCAACTTGCTTTCATTGGATACAAAGAAGTTTTTCTCAGTCACCTGTGCCTTCATTCTTCTGAATGCAATCTCTGCCTGTTGATACACAGGAGCAACCCACCAAACTGATTGATTCTCTTTTAAACTAAGCGACTGCTCAAATAACCAAATGATATGACTTGCCGTTTTACCCGTCTTAGTAGATGCAGCCGTTATCGTGTAACGTGCCTCACTATCAAGGATGGCTTTTTGGTAGCTCGTCAGTTTTGGTCTTGAGTAGTTTATTTGCATACTTGCCTGAGTAGGTCTACACGCTTTTTGTTTATGGTGTCAAGGTTGTGGTGTTGGTTGCAATACTGGTAATTTATCTCACCTACCTCTTTGACTTTGTCAGACTTGATTAGCTTTCCAATCTCTGACCAATCGTTGTTCTTGACAAAGAAACATCCGAGGTTATCTCGGTGGTTCGTGTATGGCTCAACTGATGAAACAAAGATAGGCAACTTGTAGGCTGCTGCCTCTAAGATTTTCAGCTCTGACTTGTAACGGTTGAACTGTGTTTTTTGCAATGGTGCTAAACAGATATCAATTTCAGAGTAGTACTTGCCAAACTCGTTTGCTTTTGTTCCTACCCTTGTCTGAAACCACTCAGGGCGTTTATGTCTTGGCTCTCCTGTAATTGCCTTCTCCATTGTTGCCCAATCGGGTACATTCTCATGGAAGCCACACATTAAGAACCTCGCTCCGTATTCATCACAGATAGGCTTTATTTTGTTGCTGAGCAACTTTAAGTCTTCTGTATGTGATAACCCTCCTACCCATCCGATTGTAAAAGGATGCTCTGTTTCTGCTTTCCATTGGCTCTGATTGTAGTCTAAAGCATTGGGGATAATCGTGACGTTTGTATTGAACTCTTTGACCTTCTCCTCAAGTTGCGGAGTGGTAACCATTACCGCATCGGCATAATGTAAACTGTCTTTGATGCCATTCTTGATGTATGCTCGGTAGAACTTGTACGCTGGGTTGTACTTCGGAAGCACCCAATAGTCATCAATATCAACAATGAAAGGGATTTTCTTTTTAGCCAGTACCGGTAAGATGTTGTATTGGAGTTTACCCAGCCATCGGTTGAATACCACGCAATCGTATTTCTCAAAGGGCAAATCAGCCCATTCATTCTGATCCACGGACACATCAACTGTGATGCCGTAGTCAATTTGAATTTTGACGTAAGGGGTGTATAGCCTGTGAAAGCTCACCCCATTCATGCCGTCAAGTAATAAAAGAATTCTCATTAGAAAGGCATATCATCCTTCTCTTTCGGTGGTCTTGGCACTGCCACATAATGCGTAGCCTTTGACCTGTCGTTTTGATGCTTGAGTTTCTGCACTCTGATTCTCACATCTCCGTACTTGTTAATCTCAAGCTTTCCGTCATTCAAAGCTTGTTTGAACTTCTCCACGTTAATCGTGATGTTTAAGCCAAAGTCATCAGACCAGGCGTTTCCTAAAAATGTAATTTCATCCATATTAAAATAGTTGTAGTTGTTTCTTGTGATCTTCTATTCGTTTCATTGCTGCATTGTAATAATCAGTATCTAACTCACAAGCCGTAAGGTCAAAACCTAAATCGTGACACGCTATTGCGATTGAACCACTGCCTAAGTGAGTGTCTAATATCTTATCGCCTTCCTTTGCGTATTTACTCAATATCCATTTATACAATTTTATCGGTTTTTGTGTTGGGTGAAATTTATTGTTTTTATCTAAATATGCAGAATGCCTAAATATTTTCGGTGCTTTATCAAAAGAAGTCCAAGCCATTTCACAATCTGCAAACGACAAACCAAGAGGTATTTCTTTATCCCATATGATATAATTTTTACAAGGTGGTAATTCAAAATAATTACCTCCCCAAATAATTTGATTTTTACTTACTCTAAAAAGTTCTTCAAAATAATCTAATGATGGTGTATTTTTATCCCAATCTTTTGGCTTCCATTTTCTATTCTGAATCTTTGATGCTTTTTTGCTTTTACCTATTCCCATATTCATATTAGCCAAATCAATCCCATAAGGTGGATCTACAATAGCAAGGTCAAAATGATTATCCTCATAACGACCCATCAATTTCATATTGTCCTCGTTTGTTATCATTAGTCTAAATTTAAAGTCACATTCACAACCTTAGCTTCTACGGTTGCATCTACTGTTTCCTTTGGCTTACCATATACCCTGCTTAGTAAAGTGTCCATTGAATAGAGTGAGCCTTTCTCGTAGCTCTTGATGATAGCCTTTGCAACTGTCTTTTCTAACATGGTTGCTCCTTCGTTCTTCAGGACCTTTTTAATCTCTTGTTCATCCATTGCCATGATTGCCTGAATGCTGTCGTTCACCTCTGAAAGTTTGTAGCCTTCCTCCTTCATCAAGGTAGTAAACTTCTTAGGTCTGCCGTTAGGGTTGTTGGTTTCCCCTTTCTCAGGTACTTTGAGAGTGCCTCCGTTTCTGCCTGGTATCTCTTTCATTACTTTGTTATTACTTTGTAATTACGTTCATTCATCTTTACCTTATGGACAACTTTTAACATCTCTTTGTGTTGCTTTTTATCACCGTATTCGATGTGACAACTTCTGCACAATCCCATAAGGTTGTCAATCGTGTCCTTGTTTCCTCCACCCATACCCCTTGCCTCGATGTGGTGAATGTCAACGGCTGTATTGCCGCATAGTTCACACGCTATCCAATCCGTCGGGTGATAGTTCATCTCCTTGAGATAAATCTTGGTGTGTTTTTTCAATGCGTTTCCTCCTTTTACGTTTTGGTTTCTGCTCGTCATCAGCAAGTGTGTTGAGTTCCTTCTGCTGTGCCTCCGCTCTGATAATCATTGAGAGCATCCCCTCAACTACACAGTTGCCGCACGTTGGAAGTGGTTTACCCATCTCTTGTAAGTACACTGCTCTGAACTCGACGTTCTGTTCAGGTGTCATCTTAAGCACTTGTGTTTCTTTCCATCTTTGGAATACTGGCAGCATCTCCTCCAGTATGAATGTTATTTGTTCTTGTGTCATATTATTTTATTAAAGGTGCAAAAACATATAATTTGTGCATTTTATAGCACTTTATATGTAATTACATATGCCAATTACCCCGAAAAAGTGGTAATTAATTATTTGCTCATTCTCCCAACATCTCCTTTATGTTTTCATGTGAATATCCAGCCGCAAGGCACAACGATCTCAACAACTCTTGAAGCTCTTGTATGTTCACGTCATCGTGTTTTGTTTCAATCGTTATCTTCGTTCCGTAGTGTTCCAGAGTTAGTTTCATTGAGTATTCTGATTACTTTGGTTAGTGCCTCGTTGACTTCGCCCGGTCTTGGTTGACTTAGTGCAAAGCCCCTTCGGTATTTTAAATGTCTTTCTAATGTGTCAATTACTTCGTTTAAATCCTTTAGTTCATACATATCTGTTCAATATCGCTGCTGTCATTCCTGCCACAAATGAGAAAAGAACTCCCTCCAAGGAGTGGAAGTACAGTACACTCAACCAAAACGCAAGACATAGCTCACAGGTAAATGGCTTAACCTTGAACCGATATGTCCAGTTTCTTACAAGAATTACTCCCATAGAGGCGAGTCCTAATATCTCAAATGTAAGGCTCATATTTTTTGAATTGTTTGTTCGCTTTGTATTTAATCTCGTTAATCACTTTGTCTAT